CAATTAGCATTTGGTATTCTTCTTCGTTTAAAAGATTTAAAGGTTTCCCAAAAATATTCATAGACATATCATTTAATGCATCCATAGGGTCAGGTGCAGAAGCCATCATGACATTTTCATTAACATCGAAACCTGGGCCTTGAATATTAATATCTTCATCTACAAATTGTCCCTCTCGATAACCTGCTCTTCCGCCTTGAGCTAGTCCCCAACCGCCACCAGTTCCTGTTGGGTCTCCTCTAGCAGCTCTAGAGGTAGCTTGACTAATTCCTCCGGGGCTGTGTGAACTAAAAGATTGTGCGCTTGGATTATATCCTCCCCGTCTCGCTATTTCCATTTCTCTTGGTGTACTGGATCCGCCTGTCGTTGTAGTTTTAGGAGTGGTAGTTTGAATCTTGTCAAGATAAGTTTTTTGTTCTGTTCCATCTCCTGGTTGATTCCATCCACGAACATGTCTTAATTTATTATAGAGACGAGAATCTTTTCCATATGCGTCTAAGTAATATTTTTCTAACTCATCTAAATCTTCGTATCCTTTTTTACCCATTGTTTTTTTGAAGACTCCTAATTGATTCTCCATGGCTTTATCATAATCTCCAACAGCTGAAACAACATTCGTTCCAAAAATATCTTTACCACCTCCGGCTAAGTATCCTTGGTCAGCAAGTCGCTGTAAATTAGCGACTTCGTTAGGAAATAATCCTGCTCGAGACTCCCATCCTCCAGGGTATCCTCCAAAGCTTTGGTCAGCTCCTTGTCTTCTAGTAAGTGTATTAAGAATTCCTGTTGGACTAAAGTTTGAAGCAAAATCTTTTGTTCCTTCCCATAGGTTTTTCATAATTCCTGTTTTTTCTGGGGCTGCTTGTATTTGAGTAGGATCAAATCTTGTTCTAAATTTTTCTGTTTCTGATCTATAAGGATTTAAATCACCATAAAGGAATGGTTCGTTTGGAAATACTGTTCCTGTTACGCTTTCTTCCTCAGGAAAGTATTGTTGTCCGAATGCTAATCCTCTGTAATCTGTTGCCATTATCTTCTCCCGTCAGGTTGAATATCTAATCTAAACGTACCAAGTTTCCAGTTTTGTGATGCTCCGGTATTAGCTATCTTTATAGCTATTCCCCGAGCCCTGGCACGTGTATCTACTTTATCAGTGGCACTCGTAATTGTAAAGGGTCCATATGGAGAGCCTGAAGCTGAATCATTAGGATAATCTCTAAGGAATAAAGTGATCTGGGTATTACCTGTCTGACTAATAAAGTCAGGAATAAATCTTCTAATTTTCATAGTGTATTCTCCGTCTCCTCTTAGATCAGGCATGCCAATGACCTGTCCTTTTTGTCCTCTTCTCTGAGTAATATCAAAATCTCCTGAAGTAATATTGGCTGTGATCGCAGTGATAGCTCCTCCAGCATCTACTTGATCGGTTCCTGTTTCGTGTTCATAATAAATACTTGTTCCATCGGTATTACCATAAACATCAAAGGATGCATTATCACTTGTGCTGTAAGCCGTAGCATGAGGTTTACCGAACAAAGAAGAATCAGCCCATGTTGTTCGTGCTAACGATCCAGTAGTCCATACCGGTTTTTTAGCAATGATAGATTCCATATAGTTATAAGTTACCACACGATCTAAAACATCAGATCCATTAGATGCATAGTACCAACTGATCTCAGTAAATAGATTGTTCAAGCCACAGAAAATTAAATTTCTAGCTACCGTATTGATATCATCATAGACATAGTCCTCAACGAGACACGGCATTGATTGAAGTTGACCTGAATAACTAAAGAAACCATTTTCAGACATCCAGTAAGCCGAACCATCTACCTCAACAGCTGAGTTTTTGCCTAGAAGCCCACAGTTCGTTCCTACTTGTTCAAAAGAAAAGGTAAAGGGTGCTCCTACAAATCTCATTAAATACATAGAGTTATCGGTCCAGATGTAAATGGCATCTCGTCCTTTTTGAGCTCCCATAATTTTAGATCCATTCGCAAGTCTTTGAGTCCCTGCGGTATTATTAGCTGTGACAGTATAAGAATCACTATCATTAATACTTTCTTGAGTAGAAAATCGTATAAACATGTCGTCTTGAGTAGTTGCATCCGTTGTCGTGGTTGTCGTTCCAAAAAATATTAAGTGTCGAGAAGTGGGTGAAACTAAGACATGTCTTGATTTAGCAGGAGCATTGGACATTACGGTTGCTCGAGTATCTGTTGGGTTAGATGCAGCTGCATCCCATTCATAACATGCTCCATTATAAATAAGAGCGATTAATTTTGTTCCATAATTATCCAGAACCCAGAGTCCTGGTTCAATTGTATAGTCGGCTGAGGATGCTTCGCCCCAAGCTACATAATCTGAAATATCAGTTACCGTATCGCCTGAGCTGTGAGTCGATGGTGAAGTTGTAGAGGATTGAGCTGTCGTTCCGTTTACTCCTCTTGCCCCTCCACTTAAAACCCCTGTGCTAGTATTATTAGCAGTAAAAGAAATATCTTCTGTTCCTACTCTAATTTCTCCTGAAGTAGGGAAAGCTGTTGAGTTGGTAAGGGTAATGCTTGTGGTACTTGTATTGGCAATGTTTGCGGCTAGTGTAGTTGTAGCTACTCCTGAAGCTTGTCCTGACCAGTTTCCTGTACCCCATCCATAACCTCCCACTTCTTGAGCAGGTCCTACATTCACATAACATTTAGCAGTGGCCGATCCTGTATTACTTAAAGGGGTTCCTGATTCTTGGGTTGCCATAGTAATAGTAATCGTTGTAGAAGTAGGTGCTGACGTCACCATAAATTTTATGCCTTCAAAACTGGCATCATTATACGTAGAAGAACCGGTAACCCCACTCACACTCTCAAATAAAACAATGTCATCATCAACTAATCCATGAGAACTTGGAAAAGTTACTGTCACACTTGTAGATGAAGAGCTACTAGTAAAATCACAACCGGCTATGGAAGTTCGAATAGGGTGTATATCGGTGTAAGTTCCGCCTGAATAGACGTATAAAATTCTGTTAGTTCCTATGGCAGCGTATTTAGTACCTGCGTTATCATCCCAATGGTGAAGACCTCTAGCTGCTCCGGTTAATTTATCTTCCCCTAATTGGTCCCAGCCTCCTATTTTTTCAGGAGAACCATATCTAAAACGAACATTGTCTCCCCCAGTCCATTGTCCTTCGGCGCCTGTGGGTGTGACTTGTTTATTAAATCCTGGTGTAAAGCCTAATTTTTGTAGCATGTAAAGTTCCCTTCAGGTTACAATTATACTAAAATTTCAGGATAATCAACTCTGCTTTTTGGTTTTAAACCAAGGCGGAAGTCCTAAATGAGGACGTCTATCAAAGATATTCTTTTTTGCTCCTAGGGTCTTACGATTGTTATAATGCAGAAAAACTTGAACACATTGATTACCTTTGAATTTATTTCTCCAATGCTCCAGCTCACAGCCACAATAAACCAGCATATCTCCTGGTTTTAAATCTACCTTAACACCTTTATTGGGATTTTTTATAAGTCTTTTAGACTCTTCAACATCATGCTCACCAACACCTGGTTTAACACTTGATTGTCCAGTAGGATCTAAATAAATAGGCCAATCATCACCACCAAGATTCATAGTAGTAGATATTTCACAACTAAATCTATCTTTATGTCTTTTAAGGATGTCTCCTTTTTTATAAATTCTTGCATAAGTATATGAAGGATATAATTTTAATCCTGTTTCTTTTTCCATTTGTGGTTGACACTTTAACATTAATGTTTCCATAGCCGTGTCTCCATAATGAGAATAAGTGTTAGGAATTTGTAGATCAGCGTAAGTTCCGAAAATAGTTTCAAATGGCGAAAAATATCTTGCTTGACGACAAGTATCATAAACTTGTTTTTTCATTAAAAAATAATTATAGAGAAAGATTGCTAAATCTCTTGAGATGGCTTGTTTAATAACTGTATATTTATTTTTTTTAAAATTAATCATAACATTCTAAAGGATTAAAAAAAATGTTACCAGAGATACTAATTCGATATTTATTAGATAAATAAAATGGATAAACACAATGATTTAATTTGGATGGAAAAAATAACATGGTTCCTTCGTCTTCTGGTTCAAGATTAAAATTTTGAGAAATTAAATCTCCCAGTATATTTCTGTAGAAAAATTGAAAAGTATTAGGAAACGAATGAAGAGCATGACGAGCAAAAGGTAATTTTGATTCTTTTTTATAACTTGAGGGTATTTTAATCCATATTACAAATGAAAAAACACCACTATGTGAATGTACTGGATTAAATTCATGTTTTTTTTGAAAATTAACCCAAAATCTATGAAGATTATATTTACAATTTTTAGTTAAAACTATAGGCACAACATATTTATAACTTCTAGTATATAAATCTATATGAGGAATTAGAACTTTATTAAAAAAGAAATTATCTTTATCTTCTAATTCATAAGAATAACTAATATTACCAGCAAGTGTACTATTTGATTTTTGTTTTTTATTTTTAATATAACTTTTAAGACAAGATAATATTGGTTCAGAAAGTTTAGTTTTAATAAAACCAGCATTTTCAAAATCACAATTATTCATTTTTAGCCATTTCTTTTGGAACTGCTTGAATATTCCAATGTATAAATCTAAAAGGTTCTTTACCGTGATCTACTGCATATTCATGTTCTAAATATCCAGGAAAAATAATTAAAGTACCAGGCGTAGGTTTAATATGAATGTTGTCTGTTCCAGGTAAAATATCATTAACATTTGGTTTCATGGCAAGTTTAGTTGTTCTTGCTCCTGTTTTTGGATCGTGAAAAATTGGGTATGAAGTCTTATCACTACATTTTAAAAAATAAAATCCTGATACGTGCTGATTGTGATGAATATGTGCTGAATGATGACCACCACCTTTTTTTGAAAATTCTTGAACCCATAATTCTGAAAAAATAGTTGTGTATAAACTCATATCATAACCCATTTGATCTAAAAATTCCCAAGACTTTTGACCTATATAATTTCTAAAATCTAAAAAGTTATTATCTCCTAATAAAGTAGCAGAGTGATGAGTTGTTCCAAAATCACCATATTTTTTTATGTAAGCTTTATTTTTTTGTATAGCTTCTTTAATAGGTTTGTTGCTCGCTTTATTCAAAGATTTTACATATTCGGGTCTATGTTCTACCCAAACCGAAGTCCAAAAATAATTACTTTTATGAAT